GCAATAGCTGCTACGACTTCTTCGGCATTAGTCTTATCGTATGTCAGCAGAATATCTTGCTGCTCATTTGTCAGACCTGCTTCCGCCACCTTACGAAGTTGTTCAATTGCTTTTGAGTCGGCTTTATATTTATCACGCGATGCTTTTGAGACCTTTGCAAATTGAGCAATTGTTATCTCACCTATTGCATTCTGCGCTCTCGCAAAGCCTTCACCTAAACCTTCGTATGCGCTTTGAGCCAGGCTTATTTTAAGATCCTTGCCGAGCTTTAGAATTTCTGTTTGGCTGTCAATGGCAGATATCACGCCAAAGAGATTCAGAGACTTTTGAGCGCTGTCTTGAGCATTAGCTGCAAAGTTGTCAAATGCTTCTTTAGCAGCAGATGAGAATCTAAACAACAAGCTTCTGAGCTTAGAGTCGACCATTGCAAACTCACGATCAGAAAAGCCGCCTTGCAGTACAGAGCCTACTACATTGTTCTGATCGGCGAGGCTGTTACCGGCAAGTGCACTGAGTCTATCTCTGCTGGCCTCAAGTATTGCCAGTCGTTTCATTGCAGTGTAGTACTTTTCAGTTCCGACTGTCAATCCTTTCAACTCAGCCTCAACAACTTGCAATTCAGACTCAATTCCTACAAATGTGTCTGTAGCTTCTTTAGACAACCTGTTCATAGCTTTGTAAGTGCTGAAACCTGCACTATTTAACGCTGCAATTACGCCTTGCGGGAGTTTGGCCATAACCGCTGTAGTTACTTTAATTGCCGCAGATGCCGCAATGAACTTGTCTGTCAGTAGCTTTTTGAGATCAAGTGCGGAGAAATTTGAACCTAAGTTCTTGATACCGTCATCTGCTATCTGAATTGCAAGGCCTGCATCTTTCAGAGTTTGCAATCCCGAAGAGTCAATCCCTCTGAAACTAGCCTCTTCAAAGCCTTTCGACATACCGTCGCCGAGTGCGCTCATGAGATTAGGTGCCGTGAGAACCGCACGATTCATTCTATCTGTAAAAGAAAGGAAATTTCTTTCAAAGAGACTATAATTCTCTTCATTCTCAGAAGCTGCAGCCCGAACACCTTTTCCTTGGAGTGTTAGACCTTCTATCGTGGCATCCCGAACAGCCTGCAAGCCGTCGTTTCTATAGATCTGATTGAAGTCTACATTGACCATCTCAGCAACTTCTTTCAGCGCATCAATCTTCCCTTCTTTTGCGACCCCTGTAAGCGTTCTGTATTTCTTCAGACTCTTTAAGATAGTCGCACCAGCCGCGCTTAGTGTGCCATTTGCGACGCTATCATCTGTGTCTCGAAGCTCGGTTATTGTGTCATTTACGCGATTACCTAAGCCGTCTGACATTGAACTGATGATTTCAGGGCTTAATCCCAAGTCCACTGAAGACACACGCATACTCGCAACCATAGAAATACTGAGATTTGGGTTGCTGTCTATGCTGTCGTCTATAACATTTTGCGCACTCTTTACTATGCGCTTCATGTCAGCTTTCAAATTATTCTGAATATCGACATTTCGTGCATCTGTTTCAAGTGTCAGCTTTATGTTTTCCATGAAGTTCAGGAAAGTCTTCAGTTCTTGCAAATCGATGTCACTCAAAAACTGAGTCTCTTGAGCTTCAACACCAAAGTCTTTTAGACTTGTGAACAGATTTTGCAATTGATTATTCAGCAGTCGAGTATCTACTAGCCGTAGGCCTTCTTCAATACCTTGCCGCATTAGCATGCCGGCTGTTTCTGCAGCGTGTTCAAGATTCTTCATTAAAGGCGAATCATTATCGACAACTCTTGCAGAAAAGAAGCCCTTATCTTGCTCTTCTCTGAGCTCCCTGAACAGCTCAATGTATTTCGCTCTTATATTGTCTATTTGAGCATTCAATACAGCATTCGGCTTCTCGCCCGCATCGTACTCCTTGCTCAGATCAGTGAGCATTTTAATGTTTTCAACTTGCCCCGGTGCGGTGTACCCGGCATTAAATTCTTTATCTTTCTGAGACTCCAGTCGCTCTCTTATGTCAGCGCTGTTAAACGAGTTGGCCAGCCACATATTTATGGCGTAAACTGCGTCAAGACCTATCTGGTCAAAAAATTGCTGGGAAGCAGTGAAAATTGAAGTCTTCCCCTCCTGCTTAGAAAGATCTTCTATTGTGTTTCGAAACTCTTCAGTTGAGTAAACTGACGCGGAAACCGCCTTACTTACTTGCCGCTCAAGTCCTCTATTTGAGGTCTGAATGCGTTTCATAAGTGTTTTGTCTTCTTTGCCACTCATCTGATTCTCAGAGGCTTCTAAGATTAACTTACTATACTCTTCCAGACGGTCGTTCAGTTTTTCTAATGTGCGCTCTGGTAAGTTACTCCTGTTCAGCCTGCTTAAATTAAAGTCTTGCTCAATCCCCAGATTCTTAGCACGTGAAGCTACTTCAGTCTTAAGCCCGGTGCGTGCGTCAACAGAGGGCGATTTGGCCTCCAAATTAAAGAACTCACGGGTTCTTGCAATGGCTTTATCCAGCTTCTCATTAAAGTCGTCACCTGTGCCGAACAACCAAACAAGCGCTGCACCGGCAACAGCCAGACCTACTGCTGTCACAGCCAGTACCGCGATACCAGCTAACATAATAGGGACTGCCGCCAGAAAAGCACCCGAAATCATGGCACCGATTGTCATGATCCAAGGTACAGTTGCAAGCTTAGTTATAATCCCTGTTATTATGGAGGAGCCAATCGTGGCACCGATTGTACCTCCCATTATCGCGCCCTCCGCACCTCCACCGAAATAGCCCGCCAGTGCCCCTACAGTTCCACCTAAAGCACTGCCGAAGGCTCGCTGTGTTCTAGTTGCTGCAGTTCTAGCTCTGCGTGCCCAATCTTGGATAATGCTGCCGCTGAATGTTGCAAGCAGCAGAGCGCCTATTCTTGCACGGAATATATAGAACGCTGCAACAATGCTCGGCAAAGTTACGGCAGCAATTTGATATGCCATTGCTTGGAATGGGTTAGATATCTTAAGAGAAGCCCAGTCATCAACAAGGGAATCAAGCACCGATTTATCTGGTTTTATATCTGGAACATCCCCTTCGTCTTTATCTGAGGCGAATGCCTTGCCGGCAAATAAACTACCTGCGACAATTGCGGCAATGAGTGCTGCTCTACCGGCCCGCCCTATCAAAAGCCTACCTAGGCTGCCCATCGGACCACCGAGCCTGTTTACATAAGCGCTGAACGCGGCAAACTTTCCTCGCATCAGAGCTAAAAAATCGACAATCTTATTCTTGATTGCAGCTGGGCCTCTCAGAAACAATGCGCCGAGGAATCCATCTGGGCCTGCCCTGAAAGTGATGCTGCGAGCGAATCTTGTCAAAGACGCTGTAATATTTGAGAGCAAGCCTGTTAGCGCCCCTAATACCCCTGAACTGCCGCCTGCCCCATTTCGACCTCCAAACATACCACTGAAAGCTCTACCAATACTGGCAAATATAGGAGATCTACTGAAGTCTCGGAGCGCAATAGAGATTTTATCCATCCCACCTCTGACCAAAAGCTCAATCTTGGCCATTGTTCTTCTGGGGTTCGGCCCGAGCAGCACACCTTGCACCCAAGTAAGGCCTGTGCCTACGTATGAAGACAAAGTGGTAGTTATGGAAGTTGTAAAGCCGGTAAGTATCGGTCCGAAATTGTCTACAGCACGTTGACCAAATGTACCCACGCTACCGAACAGTACATCAGAAAATTTCCGGCCTAGGCCTGAAGTTGACAGCACTGATTCAACAGCAGATATCAATGGGCGTCCTAGGTATTTAGCAACCAGCTGCTTGACATTTGTCAAACCGCCCTCACCTGCCAAGAACAAATACAACAGACCACCTTTGGTTGCATACTCAAGCAATACAGAATCCATAAAGATCCCGTCAATTGCGCCGAACATAGTTAATGCTAAACCAATGCCAGACAGTGACCGGGTCAAACCTAACGGACCGAACAAGTATCTTGACAGAATGCCTCCGCCGCTGCCTGTGATCATTGCCTTACCGGCGGCTAGTATTTTGCCTATTGTTTTCTTCCAGCTGTCGTCACTCAACAAGGCAGGTATTAATTTTGTGCCAAGAAAGTAAGTACCAATTAAGCCTAACGCACCAGGCAGTGCCGAGGAAAACTTACCTGCAATGTTTAGAATACCTGTAAGCAGTCCTCCGATTATTGGCAACTCTTTAGCTAGTCCTTGTGTAAGAGACGAAAAGAAGGAACTGGCAGCATTCAGTATTTCAGGCAATGCGTCAAATAGCGCTGCAAGAGTGCCGCCTATAAATTTACCTACTGCTTCACCTAAGACTGACGCAAAACTGCCTCCAAATAGTTTTTCTGAAAGGTTATTGGACAAGCTGAATGCTATACTTGCCGCAACAGCAATAATACGTGCTCTGAATTGACCGGCAACATCGCCTCGCAACAGACCTACAGTTATTGCTGCTGCGGCAAAGCTGAGGGCAGCGCTTAAAGCCGATTGAATTTTTGGGCCTAAGCCTTGAAATATGTCGGCAACCTTAGTGGCAAAATTACGGAGACCGTCATAAAGAGAGTTGAGCTTCCCGCCTACACCGGCAACTGAAGGCACCAATATCTCGGGCACACTTACAGAGCGGGCTTGCAACCTTTCACCGACGCCTGCGTAGACTTCTGAAAATAGCTTAAGTACTTTGCTGCGGAACTTCAACAAACCTACAGAAACACGCTCCCACAAATTACGGCTGTACTCTACAACACCGTCAATAGTATCAGGCCAGTAGGAGTTACCTACTACTTTATCATATATATCAAAGAAAGCATCTTTAATTTTCTCGGCAAAAGAAATCACTTTCTCTAATACTAGAGGTAGCCCGTTTTTGACTACGGCGTATATACTGTCAGTTAAATCTCTGAATGTTAAAGATAGTCCTCTCAAAATTATTATGGGAGTGGCTATTGCTGCGGCAATTGCGGCCAACACGCGACTCAAACCACCTAAGTCGCCCACTACGCTGCTGATACCCTCAGAGAAGCTGTTAACAATGCCTAAAAAGCCACCGCTTTCGGCCATTGCTGAAACGCCGGTGCTCCATGCGCCGGAGCCAAAGGAAGACATCTTGGATAGTAATGAGTCCAATTCGCCCATATTTTCCTTAACAACACTGACAAAGCCTACAAATATGCTGCCTGCTACGTTCTTAAGTTTCACTGCGTAGGCAATTACGCCGTCAACCATATCAGGCCAGTAGGAGTTACCTACTACTTTATCATATATGTCAAGAAAGGTGCCTTTGATACTGTCACCAAAGCTTGATATAAAGGACTGTACTCTTCCAAGGCCACTTTTTGTTTTGCTAAAAATATTACCGACCATACTGTCAAATGCCGATTCTATCACTTTCGTATACTTGGCGACTTTTGTGAACTTGAGAAACTCAAGCGCAATGTCTTTAAACAGTTTTGACAGAGATGTTACGGGAACCCAGTCAGCTATTATTGTGGCCAACATTTTGACTGCCTTCACAGCGCTTGCCGCCATTGCTTCAATGACAGCCATGATGACCTTTGGCAATGACTGTAAGACATCTCCCAAAAATGTAAACACGTTAAACAAGGAAGGCGCCCACATGTCAAAAATAAGACGAGATGCCTTGTAAAAAGGAACGGACAGGCCTGTTATGCCTTTGCCTATTTGTGCAAGAGATACGAAAAAGGTTTCGAGGAAACCTGTCTTTATCGATATCAAGGCGTTGTCAGTTAAGCCAATGTACCTGAGCGCAGACTTAAAGCTGTTATCTACGTTTATAAATGTTCTGCGAAGTACTGTACCTATTGTGTTTGTGTTGCCGGCCAATGCAACCGCCAAATCACCGAAAGCGTCTCCGTATAATTTCAGGTTTCTGACTGAAAAAATTTCTTTTATCGTCTCTACGTCAAAACCGGCGGCTGCCCAATTGCGAGGACTGAGTCGTCTTATCTGGCGAAGCGCTAATTCTACATCGCTTTCTATGTTAATGAAGTCAACGAGACGTATCTGTTTAAAGGAGGTAATGGCACCACCCAGAAAACTCCGGTCGATATCCCGTATTATAGAATTCAGGTCTTCAGACAATGTATCTGTGAAAGAAATGTCCGGTATGATTCTGAGGAAGTACTCTCCCATAGTTTTAAAGGAGTTTCCCAAAGGCTTACTGATCACTTCTATCATCTGTTGCGCTGTTTGTAGCGCAAACATGAATCTGTTGCCCATTTCAAAAGCGCCGTCTGCGGCATCACTTATGCCGTCGGCAAAACGGAAAGTGCCTCGAGTAATAGCAGCGGTCAGGTTGAGACCTTTGTCCAATTCCGATGTGTAAATTGACATCGAATCTTTGAGGTAGCCACCGGCCTCTCCTATTGTGGGCGCCAGCGCCTCAAACTCTTTAGATATGGCAGCACTCTCACGAACAAGCGCACCGAAAACTTCTCTATCTGTCAATTTACCTTGTTCGGCCAAGCTTTTAAGACTGCTCTTTGCAACACCCATGCCGTCGGCAATAGCTTCTGCAACACGAGGCAGCTGCTCCATAACTGACATCAATTCTTGACCGCGAAGCGCACCTGCAGCAAGACCTTGGCCCAGCTGTATAATAGCCGCGTTAGCAGACTCAGCGTCTGTGCCATATATTGCGATGCTTTGTTGAATGGCCTTTGTGGCCACCAAAATCTCAGACATTGGTTTGCCGGTGCCTTTGAGCGATCTGCCGAATGCACCGAAGGTTTCAACGGAGCTTTGTATGCTGCTGCGAGTGTCTCTGGCTATTTTATACAATTCTTTTTGAGCTAATATTAACTCATTTGTGCGCCCTGTTACAGATGCTATCTTGTTTTCAAGATTAGAGAAATTATTTGAAACTCTGAATAGCGCGTTGCCACCCAGTCCCACCGTCGCAATTGCGGCAATACTTCTTACGACTCTGCCAATGGACTTGCCAGCTGAAAGCGCAGAAGACTCTATATTACCAAGAGACTTATTAACATCCTGTAACTCTCGTGTAGCGCGGTCCGCATTGGCTTTGACGTCTATGAATACACCAGACATAAAATACCCTCACGAAATAAAGCCCCCACCAAGATAGGTAGGGGCATGTTTACTGCTTTTCAGAGACAATCACACCGTTAGGCCGTACTCTGGGCTCTGACAGTACAGTTCTTTCAATAAAATGAGAAGGTGCTTGTATTGACGAACCTCGATTCAATAGCAAGACATAATCGACATTATTAACAATTGACTCGCCTTGAATCTGCCAACTTGCGGCAGCCTCCCCAGTGTCTTTTGGAGTGGCTTCTCTCAGAGCTGCCAGCATTTTATTTTTAACAGATTTCTCTGCATTTTGCACCGCGTCTCTCTTTGCGGCTTCAATCTCTCGAAGAACATTCTTGATACCTGAAACCTTAATAGTCAATTTTATCCCCTCCTTTGGCACCTAATAACTTAGAAAACATGCCGGAGTTCTGGAATTTGCTGTGGTTGAGCGTACCGTCATCGGAAACAGAGGTCTTTTCCCCTGCACGCATTGTGGCAAGAGAGCTGAATATTTCTTCTGGGCGGGCTTTCACACCTTGAGCTTGAAGGAGTTTAAATGTCCTCTCATCATCCCTCCAGCCTACAGGTCTCATATTAAAGTATTCAAACCAAGAAATAAATTCTTCATATGGCATCTCTTCCATTAGCCTGTATACCGGCATTCTGAGTTGGAACGCCAGTTCATAGACTAGGAGTTTGTCGCCTGTGAGCTCTTCGCGTTTGGGTCACCTGCAACTCCAGAGAATTGCATGATGGCATTGGAGAGTTTAGACAACTCATCCAAGGGAAATTGGTCAAAGTCTTCTGGTGTCAGGTCAGCCGCATCTGGACAGCCCACTTTAATAACGTCTTGCAAAAGACGGAAGTTAGCGGTCTCATCTTCGCCGATATCTTTGGCAGACTTTTGAATTCCCATTACTTCAGAGACAGACAATTTCAGAATCTCTACTTCCTCTTCCATAAACGGGGAGATCTTACGAAGACGTTTACCTACAAGAGCTTTCATTGCTGACATAACTGGTACTTCCTTATTAGTGAGATTAGGAGCTGACATTTGTCAAGTCTCCTACTTTATTGGCGATGGCCGCGTTCATCTTCTCGATATCCCGCTTCATTTCGTGAAGGATTGAAAGAGTTTGCATCAACTCCATGCTCTTCACGGCGTCACCCTCGAACTCGCTCACACGGCTCAGCGTCTTGCTTATGCTGAATTCAATGTCATTTTTCATGTTACGAAGGGTAAGACTGATGACATAATCTTTGTTAAACGGTTTCATTTATGTTCCTAATATAGAGAGCCTCCCCCGAAAGAGAGGCTCGCCTGATTTAGACGGTAAACGCACCGTAGAAAGCAGACTGGATAGTCAGAGTGATTGTCGCAGTGTTCGCGTCAGTCAACTGAGGGTTAACTTGAAGGGCTTCCAGCTTGCCTGTCCAGTAGTATTGCGAGTTACCAACAGTGCCTAAACCGGCAGAGGTAGATGCATATTTAATGTCACCTGCACCTGTTGGCTCAGCGTTCAGAAGTGTGAAACGGAAGATGTGCTGTTTACCGTCACCTACCATAGAGCCCAGGATGTTGGAGGCGTCATCAGCCCACTCGGAAGGCACATAGTTCAATGTGATTTCCATAGAAGGCGCGTCTGCCTGACCCTGAATCTGCTGCGAAGTCTTTGAGCCGTATACAGGCACGTTGACTACGTTAGGTGGTGTGCCCATGCTTGGGAATTCACGAACGTTCTTCACCCGAACAAAAGTGCCTGGCGCTTGAGTGCCACCGGTAGTTGGGATCTCTTCGCTGAACAGCGCTTGAAACTCGGAAGCTTCGTCAAGTGCTGCGATCGCTGCGTTGGTCAATTCTGTTGCAGGGGTTGCCACTGACAAGTCAGAGAAAACGCCTGCACCAATTGAAGAAATATGAGCCATTTAATTTACTCCGAAAAAACTGAAAGGAATTGAATAAGTCATCATCGTCAGAGACGGTTTTGCTTTATCCAAAGAAGGATTGTCTGCTGCGCTGTCAAGAAATTGCACGACGTCACCGTCCAGGTTTTCAACAGATTTTCTCATGAGGAAGGAATCCAGAGAGTCTGCTATTGAATAAGATCTTTTAGGTGAGTCCACTGTCTTGACAAATATGCCTATTATCAGTAAACCTGAAACTGACTGTCCATTGACGCCTGTTCCACTTGGTATTACTGAAAGACGAATATATTCCGTTCCAGGATTCTCGGGAACAATTGAAGAAGGATGCGCAGTTATGCCCATTACCTTCCATGCTTCTGTCGCAAAAACAGAGTAAATAGTCATAAGCGAACTTTCGTATCGCGACACAGGCTACTCCTTATAAACAGTAAGCAGCGTTACATAACGCTTTTGAGCTATGACAGGGCCGATTTTCCAGACTTCGTCTTCTATTTGAACTTCTGAAAAGTCACCTATTTCGCCGAGTTCTTTTGACTTAAACAAGACTTCTCTTTTGAGAACACTTTTGTCTTTAGACTCTTTGAGGATAACACATTTCACGTTAGGCACATTCTCATTAATAACGGGAGAAGTACCTGCCGAAAAATCAAACGACTCAGCTGTCTTGCGAACGAATGTAACACTAATAGCGAGATCTTTCAACTGATTGAAAGCGAGGACTAGCTGAGAGTCAATTAACGCTTTGTAAGCCATTAGTTTGCCCTCCA